GTACCTTATTTAATGATGGTACATTTTCACAGTTAATGCCTTATGGTTTTATTGGTACTATAAGCAAAGTAGAAAGAAGGTTTTATCCTTTAGATACATGGGTTGATATTTCAGCACTAACTACTGAATGGGAAATACAAGAGAACAAACAGTTTTACGCATACCAACCAGCTTATTATAGAATTACTTATGTTACTAATCCGGACTTAACAGGATTAGATCAGATTAAAACAGCTATGAAGCAATTGGTAGTTTTCTTTAATGAAAACAGAGGAGACCAGCAGCTTTATCAAATAGGTAATAGCAGAGAAGCTGTAAGAGTAGTTCCGGATATTATTAAGAATACATTGCAAGGACTTAAAGAGAATGTATCATGGTTCGGATAGGAGCATTAAATAAACTGGTAACAATAGAAGCATGCACATTTACCGACGATGGTAGCGGTGGTGTAGATGAAACGTGGTCATCAATTGGCAATATTTGGGCGAACATAAAAACGAATGCTAGATTAATAGATGCGCTGGAGCAAGGTAAGGGAGTTTTAAAAAGTGGTTATACAATAACAGTTCGTTATCCTGAATATAACCCACAGGTAAAGACCAGGGTAGTATATGAAGGAATAATTTACAACATAGTCGGGTTTACTGAATTATTTATAAGTGATAAAAGTAGATACTGGACTATTCAAGCGGTGAAAACAATAGAAAGCTAATGTCATACTCAGTAAAATTAACAGGCGTGGAAGCATGGCTTACCAAATTGGAAGGTCGCAAAAATGCCATGTTAACCGAGATTGATGCTGAGATGATGGCAAGCTGTCAAAATATAGCTGGTAATGCTAAGGAAGATTGTCCTGCAAATGGTGGTCAATTACAGAATAGCATTGAGGCAAAAGATAATGGGTTCTTAAAAAAGGAAATAGGCGCTTATCTATTTTACGCTCCTTATGTTGAGTTTGGCACTGGAGAATATGCAGCAGCTTATGTAAGTAGTCTACCAGATGAATTACAAGCTTACGCAATGACATTTTATGTGAATGGTAAAGGTAGAATGCCTGCAGCCCCTTTTTTATATCCAAATTTCGTGAGAGAGCAAACAGTATTAATTGAAAATATAAAAGCAGTTCTTAAACGTGGTTGAGGTCGGTAAATATATTAGGGAAGGATGGTACAATGCTATAAAAGCGTTGAATGTAGGTGATGTATGGGATGAGACCAATGTAAAAGAGGAAACGAATCCATACTTTGTTTTATCAACACAAACAGAGGCATCGTTTGACGATGATGAGCATTTCAATAGGACAGCAACGATATTGATTAAGTGTGTTGGATTTGGATCGGTGGCAGTTGGTAAAAGTAAAGCAGAAAGTATAGGCATTCCATTATTGGGGTTGGTACCAGATAAGCAAACGCAGCCTTTTAGTTTATCGGCAAATGGTTTGAATTTATTATCAACTGTTTTGGAATCGACTAATACACTGGTATTCGATGCAAAGGATAAGGTTTATGTAACTAAATTATACAGATTTAAACATCAAATAGAGCAAATTTAAAAATTAAATACAATGGCAAAATTTACAGGTCAGCAAGGGTTTGTACAGTATTCTATCGATGGTGGAAGCACTTGGAAGCATCTTATGTCTTTAACTAAAAAGACCTTTAAGAACGATGCAAAGACAATCGACATGACAACCGATGAAAGCGGTTTGTTTACAGAAGCTATCCAGGGTATGATGACACCTACATTATCATGTGAAGGGTTATCAGAAAAGGCGGCTGCATCCAGTGGACATGGCTCTTTTAAGGAGTTGGTTAACTTACAAGTTAGCAATACTTCCTTTAGTATCCGCGTAGTGGATAATGAATCAGCTCCTTCTGCTTTTTCTTATGCAGGTGTAGTTTCTGTTAAGAGTGTAGAACAGTCTTTTGAGACCGACAAAGCAGTTGGTTTTAAAGCAGACTTCTTATATGCAAATAGTGTAACTATTATCTAATGGAAACAAAGTTTGGTAAATTGAAGTTTAACATGCACGCCATAAAAATCGTGCATGAAAAGAACACAGCATTAAAAGGCAAAGAGGTTGGCAATGTAATATTTACAGCCATCCTTATTTATGCCGGGTTATCTGGTTATGTTTATGTTTCATCTTTTGGAGTTGACGAGATTACAACCGTTCCATTTGAGGATATTATGGACTACACCGAGGAATTAATAACACAGGGTAAACTGGAAGAAATTAAAGCCATACATGATGCCTTTATGGCTAACAGGGTTCTACCTACTGAAGCTGATAAAAAAAAAGAAGTGAAGGTGAAGAAATAACTTTCGATAAGATTGAGGAATTCGCCTTTGGTGAGATTGGCTTAAATGTTTTCGACTTCTATTCCATGTCAGAAAAACAGTTTGGTAATCTTGTCAAAGGCTTTTCTGTTAGGAATAGAAAGGAATGGGAAAGAACTAGGTTTATTTCTTATTGGGTATATAGAGCAGGGGGAGGCGATGATATTAGTATTGATGAATTTCTACCATTAACGGAGGAAGAAAGCACCCCAATGAGTGATGATGAGATAATGGCGATTATTGAACGACATAAAAAATTAAGTGATGGCTGATGAAGGTTTAGTTTTACAGATTAGCGGAGATAATTCCGAGTTGAATGATGCGTTGGAAGAATCTAAAAGGCTGGTGCAAAGTGCATCGGGTTCTATCGATGATTTATATAAACAACTTGATAAACTAGTTTCTGCACAAAACAGAGTAGGTGAAGGAACGGCTATGTGGCATGAATATGAAGCGGGTATTGCTGCCACTGCTGATGAAATACAAAAGGCAGAAAGCGTACAACAGGAATTAGGAGTAGTTGTTGAAAGGACAACAGCATCACTAGAAAGCCAAAAGAATGTACAACTAGCGTTTAATAGAGTAATTAAAGATGCTCATGCTCTTACTTATTCAACTACAAGGGGTATATCTGAATTGACTTATGCTTTGCCTAATCTTGGTTCTAAATTAGCTCAGGTAGCTGAAGAAACAGGTAGTTGGAAAACTGCAATGACTCAAATAGGGGGGAGCTTATTGACATGGCAAACGCTTTTATTCTCGGCGGGCACTGCATTAGCTTTATACTTCCGTGGACATCACGGCGGCAAAGAGGCTGTTGATGAACACACTAAGTCTTTAGAGGAGTTTACTAAGGGACTAGAGAAAGCCAAGGAGGGGGCAATGACCCAAAATGTAAAATTATCAGAAGCGATAAGTATTGCTAAGGATCATTCCAGAACATTAGCCGAAAGAAATAATGCGTTAAAAACAGCAAACGAATTAATGGGGGAGCATGGTGAAAAGTTAACACTTGCCTCTATTGAAACTGCCAAAGGAACTACTGAGATTGAAAAATATACACAAGCATTAATTAATCAAGCTCTTGCCTCAAAATACGCTGATAGGATAGCTGAAATGATGATTAAGCAATCTGAAGCTGTGAAGGTATATACAAAAGCGAAAGAGGCTCAGGCAGTTGCAGAGGCGAATTTAAACAGGTATGCATCTCAAGGAATAGGGCAAGGCTTACAGGGGGAATATGAGCACTATGAAAGGTTAAAGAAATCTACAGCAGAAGCGGCAAAAGGTTACAGAACCATAAATGATGAGGTTATAAACTTAATGGGCACATTTAACCAGCTAAGTGTTGACGCTAATAAGGGAATGGCAGATGTTGGTTATAAAGACGATAAAGCCGCAAAGAATATTGATAAAATCGCCGAAGCCTTCAAAAAGTTAAACGATACTTTGATAGATGCTAATCACACTCAAGCAGAGACTAGCAAGAACATGGATCCTGCGAGATTAGCAGCTTACACAAACGCTTGGAATACGCTTGAAAGATTGGGGCTTGCTCCTGCTGATGAAAGAATGCAGTCTATTTCTAGGCACATGAAGGATTTGAGTTGGGAAATAGAAAAGAATAAATTAACGGAGTTCACCGTAAAGTATCAAAATAATATATCTAGCGAAAAAGCAAAACCATTAGATATTTCTGATACATACGATAAAGT